TGTCCACGCAGATTGGACACGCTCACCACCTTGCTCACTATAGGCATAAACATATATATTTTGATTTAGTCCGTATGTGGGATCCGTCACGGCATCACGACGCTCAGAGTCCTGGGGGGACTCCACGGGAGCATCCAGATAGAATACAAGACCATGCTTAGAACTGGCTACAATTTTACGGGCACCAATAGGTATGTACCCTGGAACATGGGAGCTAACATCCTGTGTATCAAACGTATTATTCCGGACGGAACTGGGTCTAAATTCCCATAACCCACCGAAATCTGATGTATTATATGTGAAAAATAATGAGTCACGAACCGCCACAGGCATCGGATCAAAGTCACAGGTACAGTGGGATGATGGAACTATTTCTACTGTTGTTGAGGTGAACCTACCGTCCAGAGAGCGGACGATATGCTGTGCCTCGTTAGTAAATATAACTAGGTTCTGCCCGAATGGTGCCGCTGCTTTAATTACATCCCCGCGTGAATCTGACGGAGAAAGACCAAAAGGATCATCATCGAGTAAGTCCCGAACAGACGATCTGAAAAGATTGAAGGGGTCTCCAGCGGAACTAAACCAGACCTCCTTATCAGAGACGAAACCTAATCTGTTCTGATAAGTGAAAAGTTGGTTAATCTTACGGGAGAAGATGTCGGGGGTGGGGTTTGTAGAATCATCACCAGCAACACGCTTGGCCCAAGAAACATGGGAGTAACTGGTCAACTCAACAGCCTCGGATCCGGTACTTCCGCCTGTAAATGCGAGGGTACTCCCGAGATACGTTTCTGAAAGAGTCACGGAGTAAATTCTACGATGCAACGCCCCAGCAGTCTTAGTTACAGATCTAATGTAGTAGTCCTTATCGGCCTCCAACTCATTAAACAAATTACCAGACCCGGTAGTAAACCGGATGGTGTCCCCTACAATTAGTACCGATGTTTCTGTACCTGTGGGAGACGAATCAAGATCGTCATCACTAAATCCTCCATCTACGGTAATCGTAATCGAGTTACTGCCAGCCGTAAATACACAAGATGGGGTCGCCGTATTGATCTGGAAAGATCCACGGGCTTCCGTCAAGATAAATGATCCATCAATACGACGGACCAGTACTAGAGGCATGGTTGCCGGGTCAATCTCCTGCTCAATACCAACGCCACAGTATTCTTCCCAATGCCCCGACCTGGGTAGCTTCGATGTTGCAGTATTCGTTGTTACCGTGTCCGTCCCGAAACTGCTTTTTGCTCCAAAAGCCTTAACTGTTGCCGAGGGGTATTCACCTGAGTTTTCAAACGAAGCGGTCGTATCCTCATCATTCACAAATCGCATATAGAAGGAATCCCCGCCATCACTATTCGGATCAATGACCTCAACTGTATGATCTTCCCAAGATCTCGGGGGTAACTCCGCAACACCACTAACCTTCTTGAAGCATACTTTAACATTCGTCTGACCACGACCACCCTCTGATGCCACGGAAGATAGTTTTCCAGGAACAAAGTTGCTGCCAAGATTTCCATCTTCGTCAAAATCATCCATGACTCGTCCGGTAATTACTGATGTTCCGCCAGTAACACTCGTAGCTGGGTCGGTTGGGAAGTCGCCCGAACCGTGGGATGTTGCCTCAAGCCATGAATTACCACTAATTTGCCACGCCAAAAGACCCGCAATCGTCTTAGTATCATTCTCAACAGCAGTAGTATCATTATATTCGGACACTGAGCCATTATCGGTATGGTGAGTTTCAATAATTTCTGTCGTTTCAGTCAGTACACCACTATGGTTTGGAGCAGTAATAGTTACTGAGTATTCCTGCTTACCGACTTGGTGATTCTTATACCATATAGCAAACACTTCATCATTTAGGATCGTGCGCTCGCTCGTTGGTGACGTAGCCGCAATTGTTTCATTATATCCAGACCAAGTGTCCGTTTTCATCGCAGGCTCAACACCCTCATAACTAATGAACGTGAAGTCACCGTGAGTCGCAATAGACCAGCGATCAGGATCAACAACACCATAGTTATTAGAACAACTGAGGGCAGCATTTCCTGATGAGGGGAAGGCCGTAATTACATTCGCTGCCCTCTTATGCGTTTCTCCCGTTGCTGGAGTATTGGGATCAATAAGAACATAACTTTCTGTGTTGGAATCTTCAAAGTCACCAGAGAGGCTGGGTCCTTGCGCTCCAGTACCAGAAATAACTAGAAGGCGCTCATCTTCTCCATAAGTTAGGGGGTGTATCATAGTCCCAGTATACGGGACACCATAATTGCCGGAGACATGATGAGATTCCAACTCCATCGCTGATGACCCGATAGTTTGCCAATTCTTTATCTCACACAAAAAGTTAGTGCTCGGGCGTTTACATAGTCCATACTTAGGGGACAACAGGCAATTCTCTTGATCCGTAGCTTGGCTGTCCATACGGATAGCGTACTCCAAATTGGAGACGCCACCGATGATGCTAGATGTGGGATAAGAGAAGTTAGCCATTCAGTTCCACCAACCATGTCCCTGAGCTGGGGTTTGCCGAACTCTGGGATGACTCTGATCGCCTCCCCAACCACCTGTGTCGGGATCCCACCATCCACCTGAGGTGCGGGGTGGGGGACCGGGAATGGGGAGTCTAGGGGCTGGGGGCGGAGGGGGTTGTTGCGTTCCCACAGGATCTACCCCACGAGGCGGAGGGGGAGGAGCCCATCTGGGGTTGGGTGCATGAGGACCAGCGGATCCCGTAGGAACTTGGGGAAGTGAGATCCTCTTTGTTTTAGGTTTTGTAGCTGACGTCGCCTGCTTACGCTTGGGAACAAGCATAGATGCGCGGGTGGGCGTACCACCCATTGACCATCCTGTATTTCCTTGTGCCATAATTAGTTCCTTGTGCCCCACCAGTGGGCTCCACCTATTGCTGGTCTACCTTGATTAGAGACGATCTTCCATACATCATAATTATCCCACATGGAATAATCAAATTGCTGAGACTCGAACGAGTAGAACTCAGATCTAGCATGGAAGAACTTCTGAGTAAGAATCGCATCCATCTGAGCATTACCGACCATCTGAGATTGGTAATCTTTAGCAGCCATCGCAGTTACGAATGACTTGACCGCTTCGGGTATATCATCCCATTGAAGATAATAAGAAACAGTTGCCTTATAGGTCTCCGCTGTGAACACCGTGTAGCTATGCTCTTTACGATCATATAGCTTGGTCCCTTTGATTACTACATCGAGTTGACCAGCATCCTCTGGCTCTAAGTCGATCATAGAGATGTAAGTACCAGTGTAACCAGAGGTGCTAAGATCAATTTCGTTGCTTCCATTAGGAGTAAGAACAACATCATACTCCGTATTAAACCCCCAACTCACGCTCATAAGATCCCGCATAGCATTCCTAAGTGCTGTATAGGCGGCATCAGCAGTAAACGATAGACTCGTCATGGCGGAGATTTTCTCCCCACCAACAGTTGAAAGAATCCTATTTACTGCTTCAAGTTCTGTGAAGCGTGAGATGGGGGTCTGCATAGCCATCAGTTAATACTCAAGCACCTCCAGCCTGGGGAGTACCGGAGCCTCCGGTGCCACCGCGCCAGGAAGCAGGAAGTGTAATCCGCTTCTTCCCTTTGACCTTTTTAGTGGGGAATCGGAACTTCCATTGGGGGGGAATCGTATCGGCCTCCTCGTCTGATAATGGACGCCTAACCCCTAAGAAGAAATCATCATCATACGGAGTTTCTCTGAATCTGGCATTAGTGGCACGACCACCTCCCTCAATTCCAAGGGCCTCACTGGAATAGTGCGCATCCCAATCCCAAGGGGGAGGTGTATCCTCCTCGGAATCTCGATCTCTCGGAATTCCGTAGCCACGACTACGCCTTGATTTTGCTTCGGCTGCCCGCTGACGACGCCTCTCTGCCCTGTAAGGATCATTTAAACTCCCCCCACCGGGACCATCTTGGGAACTCCAACGAGCACCAGTAGATCCTTGATCTCCGCGCCCCTCTTGTCCAGGGGTCCATCTTGAAAAATTCATTATAATTATATCCTTATTTTATTGTGTTGGGGGGCGGAACCAACCGACACCCTGACCGGGTGTGTACGGACGATATCCACCACCTTCGGGCGGGGGAGGCACAGTATCAGATGGGCCACGGTACTGACCGACACCGCGACGTTTTGCATATTTACCCAAGGAAACTGCCTTTGTTCTGATGAACTTTTTACCGGGGCGTCCGTGCTCATCATCCCACTCGTGTATTCGTTTGGGGGGAGGTTCCCAACTAGGAAATACAGGCTTCCAGTCGATATACTCGCCTTCTTTCAGTAACGGATCATTGAACGGCATTTTGTTTCCTCGTTATGTAGTATGGGGGACCCCCACTAGGGAGGCCCCCCGTTTAATTAGGCTACGGCAACAACGCTTACAGCAGCATCGTTACGGAGCGCACCCATACCAGTTGCGAGCTTGGCAACCATGAGCGTACCCTGACGCTCGATGATGTACTCAGACTCCATCGTGATATCACGGAGCTTAACCATGCCAACAGAGGACTTGTGGAAAACAAGGCCCATGCAGTTCGCAGTCGCATCACCGTTGTTCCCAGTCGCGCCAAGAGTGGCAGTTCCAGAAGTATCAGCACCATCGGCAAGGCCAGGAGTGATGTTTCGGGAACCAGCATCCTCACGACCAGCGGCGTCGTTATCATCGCCACCTTTGGTGTCGGTCAGGAAAATACCATCGTCAGAAGAAGCAGCAGAAGAATCACCAGACGTAATACCATTTGCGTTCGTAACAATGACGGGCATACCAGCAACCGTAGTGAGTTGACCACCAACGTAGTCGTTCCCACCACCATCAAAGAGCATACGAGCATCTGAGCTATTCGCAGATGTATTGACGGTGAAAACACCCTCTTTCAGAAGAGCGTAGTAACCATCAGGGTTCAGAATGATGAAACGATCTTCCTTGGGAACATCTTTCTTATCAAGAATGGCAGCCGCATCATACAGAGTATCAAGGGCAGATGCGCCATCAGAGTAGAAAGTGGGGTTCGCAAGCTGATGCCCAGTCGGCTGTCCAGGAGTGGATTCAGACGCGACGTTACCGACGTTTTTGCAAGCCATGAAGATCTGGTAAAGAGCCATGTTGTCCTGGTGACGGGCAAGGGCTTTACCGAGTTCGGCAGCAAAAATGGAGCGGTAATCGTAGTGACTCATCGCCTCATCAAGATCATCAATAAAGCAAGCAGAAGTGAGAAGTTCATCAACGTAGATGACTCGCTCTGATTGCTTAATTTTGGTGAGATAGGCGTGGGCGTCGGTATCTGACGAATCCACAAACAGATCATCACCCGGCTTGAAATAACGAGCGGCGGCAACACCCGTGGTCGGGAATTGCGCGGACTTACCGCTAGAAATGGTACGCTGGGTAACTAGAGAAGAGACTTTGATTGCGCGTTCATACGCTTTCATCACCTCGCCGGAAAAGACCTTAAGAAAAAGGCCACGCTTGTCTGCCGCAGAGACGGACTGACCGCCAAAGGACATACTAGATGCAATATTTGCCATTGGAATCCTCCTATGGATTTATGACTTTAGAATAATAAAAGAGACACTGATAACAACAGCATTACCACAGGAGGTTGTCGCTCGCAAGCGGCCTACGCTTTTAATGCTGCTGTGTTTTTAGAATACTTCTTCCGAAGTGTATGCTAGGCGCTGCTCAAACTCTTCACGGTATGCAGCATCCGTTTCGTACCTAGGATCATCGAGAAACTCCATGATTTGCCCACGACTTTCAAATCCAGAAGATTGTTCATCAGAAGAGGGTGATCCCTGAAGTTGACTATATGAATTGTTCATCGCACCTGCATAACGAGCATACATACCAGACATTAGAACAGAGACCTCTTCCGGACTGCCACTCTCCATGACTCGGTTGTATCCATCAATTTCAGTATCGGGAAGATACTGAGTCATCCATGAGGACATTTGCTCATAATTTTCTTGCCCGCCAACTTGATCGTAGTAGCTTTGAGTTTCTTGCTGCTGCTGTGCTTGAATACCTTGGATATACGAATCAACATAGTTTCGGTTGAGACCAGTCTGTTCAAGTGCTGCATAACTCTGATCATCAAGATATCCATTTTGTGCATAGAACTCAGAAGCCTGGGTCATGGCACCAGCAGAATCACGGGGTTGTACCTGCCCCATGCGGGACTCAAGCTCAGAATATGCCTGCTCAAGTTGCTCGTAGTTTTCAAACTTTCCGAGGATCTGATTTTCAGGGGGGAGGGGTACGGGATCACCACCGACAATCTGATCATCACCAGACAAGGGGATGCCCATCTCCGCAGCCTGCTGCTCTAGTGTGGGCTCCGCAATCTCATTGGGTGCGGGTGTAAATTCCTGTCGTTCCATTCTTTGTTACTCCATAGGGGGTTGTTGACTATTTTGGACAGCGGCTTTGGCGACTTCTTCGCCGCCAGTTTTTCCGCCTGACTGAGCAGCCTGCATCATCGCTTGCTGCATCATCGCTTGCTGCTGTTCTTGTTGCTTTTGTTCAGCGGTCTTAATTAGACCGTCTGTTTGAACACCAAGAGCAGTAGCTCTCCTCCTCAAATACTCATCAATATTAACCATGCTTCCTAGAGCTTCGGGACCAAATAACTGTCCCATACCAAGAAGCATAGTATCTAATTTTTCAAGTTCCGCAGCCCGACCAATGGCATCCACACCAACAACGATGGTTGGGCGGACTTCCTTGGGCAGCTTCGGAATTTGTTTACGTTTTTCAAGATTCTTTAGGATGATCTTGATCAATGGAAGTTGGAACTCACTACTAAGTAAGGAGAACAGACCACCCAAAGTTTTTTCAACCTGACGTATAACTGCTTGAATTTCAGTGGCAGTCACACGCTCACCATCACGGAAAAGATCTGTGGTAATCATAAAGGCCCGACTTAGACGTTCTTTAATCATGC